CCACACGCGATATTACTCACCAGATTATTCGACATCGGTCATTCTCATTTCAAGAGTTTAGTCAGCGATATGCAGATCCAACTAAAGATATGCAGTTTGTGACTCGCGAGGCCCGACTGCAGGATAATAAGAACCGTCAGAATAGTATTGAAGTTGAAGATAATCTATTACAGAATGAGTGGTACCGCTCGCAGCAGCGGGCTATCTTTGCTGCGGAAAGAGAGTACAAGTGGGCGATTGCTAACGGTATCGCCAAAGAGCAAGCGAGAGCTGTGCTGCCTGAAGGCCTCACAGAGTCACGTATCTATATGAAAGGCTCTATTCGGTCTTGGGTTCACTACATTGAAGTTCGCACGGATCCTACTACTCAGAAGGAACACCGTGAGGTCGCGTTGCAATGTGCCAGAGAGATCGCTAAAGTATTTCCTAATATCTCAAACATTTAATTTGGAGGCACGGATGTTACTAGACCATCTAGGCATTACTATTGATACTTCGCGGGATGAAAGTCTATCTGAATTTTCGCTTGCATTGCTTAAAGATTATTATTGCCGTGCCGATGAGGACACACCGCAGAAATCTTTTGCGCGTGCATCTGTTGCCTTCTCTGGTGGAGACATGGGCCTAGCACAACGCATCTATAATGCGGTGTCTAAGGGCTGGTTCATGTTCGCATCACCAGTGCTGTCTAATGCTGCACTGCCTGGTGAAAAGGTTAAGTCACTACCAATCTCATGTTTTCTAGCATATGTGCCAGATTCATTGAAGGGTCTAATTGATCATACAGCGGAACTGCGCTGGCTATCCGTCAAGGGTGGTGGCGTCGGCGGTCACTGGTCATCTGTGCGTTCTGTGTCAAATGTTGCGCCCGGACCGATTCCATTTCTGCATACGGTCGACTCAGATATGACTGCTTATCGTCAAGGTAAGACACGCAAGGGTTCTTATGCTGCTTATCTTGATGTATCGCATCCAGATATTATGGAATTTCTGACGATTCGTGTACCAACTGGCGATGTAAATCGTAAGTGTCTTAACCTACATCATGCTGTCAATATCACGAATGAGTTTATGCGCGCTGTTGAAAGCGATGGTGTCTGGTATCTACGTGATCCTAATGATCAATCTGTGCGTGAAACAATTCGGGCCCGCAAGCTATGGGAGACTATTCTCGAGATTCGCTATCGCACTGGTGAGCCGTATCTAAACTTCATCGATCATGCCAATGATGCACTACCAAATGCTCTAAAGGAGCGCGGCCTGAAGATCCATGGATCAAACCTGTGCAATGAGATCCATCTTCCGACCAATGAGGAAAGAACGGCTGTATGTTGCCTATCTTCGTTAAACCTAGAGAAGTACAACGAGTGGAAGAATAGCAATTTAGTCAGAGACCTGATTCGGATGCTGGACAATGTTCTTCAAGTATTCATCGACAATGCGGGGGACGAGATTTCGCGTGCGCGTTTTTCAGCGCAACGCGAGAGGTCGCTTGGTCTTGGCGCGATGGGGCTGCATTCATATTATCAGCAATGTGGAATTCCATTTGCAAGCGAAGAAGCTAGACGAATAAACAAAGAAATTTTCTCGGATATTCATGTCAAGGCTCGCGAGGAATCACGTTTACTTGCACGCTTACGCGGTGAAGCACCTGATATGGAAGGCACAGGTATGCGTAATGCACACCTGATCGCAATTGCTCCTAATGCGAATAGCTCTATCATTCACGGATGCTCACCATCTATCGAACCTTGGAAGGCAAATGCTTTTACTCATCGCACTCGCGCTGGCTCTCACCTGGTCAAAAATGAATACTTGAAAAATCATCTTGCATCTATTGGTAAAGATACGGATGAAGTCTGGTCAAGCATTATCACAAATGGTGGATCCGTCCAGCATCTGGATTTCTTGAGCGCATATCAGAAGCAGGTATTCCAGACTGCAATCGAGATTGATCAGATGGAAATTGTGACACAAGCTGCTTGGCGTCAGAAATGGATTTGTCAAGGTCAGTCTCTCAACCTATTCTTTCCTGCTGGCGCATCTCGCGGCCTATTGCACAAGGTACATCTTGCTGCATGGAAGCTGGGTTGCAAGGGTCTTTATTATCTACGCACAGAATCATCAAACAGAGCCGAGAATGTCTCCAAGAAGGTCGAGCGTGACAAGCTGGTTGACATCTCAGAATTAGAAACAAAGCAAGAGACACAGGAAGAATGTGTCGCATGTCAGGGGTAAGCAATGGATATTCGTATTGTAACTAAGACGGGTTGCCCGTTTTGCGACAAGGCTAAGGAATGGTTGTCTAGACGTGGTTTCTCATATACAGAGGATCGCATGGACAATGAGGAGCTGCGGTATGCTTTTTATCAGCAGCACAAGGTGAATACCGTGCCTCAAGTTTTCATCGATGGTAAACGCATCGGTGGATATACTGAGCTTATTGCATATGGTGATAAGATGATCAAGCAGGAGCGCGGCGGCCTGCTTGAGTTCTCAAAGGTATATAAGCCGTTTCAATATCCTTGGGCCGTGGAGATTACGCAGCGCCATGAGAAAGCACACTGGATTGAAGATGAAATCGATCTTGGTGAAGATGTTACAGATTGGAAGTCGGGTAAGATGTCTACTACCGACAAGGATTTTATCACACAAATCTTGCGACTTTTTACACAGTCAGATGTCGCGGTCGGCAAGAACTATTATGACTTGTTCGTGCCCAACTTTAAGAATAATGAAGTGCGAAACATGCTCGGCTCTTTCGCCGCACGTGAAGGCGTACACCAGCGTGCTTATGCACTTCTGAATGATACGCTCGGTTTACCTGATGAGGAATATACTGCATTTCTTGAATACAAAGAGATGGCGGATAAGATCGACTTTATGACTGAGGCCGACACGACTACAAAACGCGGCGTGGGTCTTGCACTTGCGAAGTCTGTGTTCAATGAAGGTGTGGCTTTATTTGCAAGCTTTGTCATGCTTCTATCTTTCCAGCGGTTTGGTAAGATGAAAGGTATGGGTAAGGTTGTCGAGTGGTCGATTCGCGATGAAAGTATTCATGTGGAAGGCAATGCATTCCTCTTCCGCACATTCTGTGCAGAGCATCCGCGCATCGTCGATGATGCATTCAAGCAGGAAATCTATGAGATGGCTCGTCAGGCCGTAAAGCTTGAAGATAAGTTTGTGGATCTAGCTTACAAAATGGGTGATATTCACGGTCTAACCGACGAAGAAGTAAAGACATACATCCGCTATATAACCGACAGACGACTTCTGCAACTCGGTCTAAAGCCTAATTTTAAAGTGAAGGATAACCCACTGCCTTGGCTTGAGTGGGTCCTGAATGGTGCTGATCATACTAACTTCTTTGAGAACCGGGTCACCGAATATGAGGTTGCTGGACTAAATGGTTCTTGGGAGGAGGCTTATTCAGATGGCGGACAAAAAAGCTAAGTTAGAATATGAGGAAGAAGATGAGTTTACGTGTAATTCGTGTGATGCTGAATTTATCATTATCTATTACTCTGATCAAGATGGTGTAATTTATTCACCAGAGTTTTGCCCATTTTGTGGCGAAGCTCTGGACATTGACAAAGATGATGAAGATGAGGAATACATAGACGAGGACTAAGGAGCTTCGTCTATGTCAGATTATGAAAATACGTGGGTATTTGACGGTCAACCTTTTACAAGCAAAGACATCGGCAAATCCTACGGGTTCGTTTACCTGATCACGGATAGAATAACAGGTAAAATGTATATTGGTCGCAAATATTTTTGGTCAATGCGTAAGAAGAAAGGTGCAACCAAGCGCAAGCGCGAGGAGAGCGACTGGAAATCTTACTATGGGTCTGGTGATGAGATAAAAGCATTGGTGAAAGAATTTGGGCAAAATAGGTTCAATCGCCAAATTTTATCTGTACATTCGACCCGAGGTGATGTAAATTACTCTGAGGTCAGAGAACAATTTCGACGTGACGTGCTAGAAAAGGATGAATATATTAATGCAAACATCAATGGAAAGTGGTTCAGAAAACCACAACACATCATCGCAGGAAGGCGTATTGCCTCCTCATCTGGGTGGCCATCTCAATCGAACTCATCTTGATCCTGGCACTCTAGTTTATCTCAAGCAAAAGTTTAATATTGAAGCCATGCTTGATGTGGGTTGCGGCCCAGCGGGTATGGTTGAGATGGCCGAGTCAATTGGTATTAGTGCTTGGGGTATTGATGGTGATCCGTATGTTGAGCGCAAGACTAATAAGGTCACAATCCACGATTATACGAAAGGATTTGTGCCAACAGCATCTTTACCGACAAGCTCATTTGATCTAGCATGGTCTGTGGAATTTCTTGAACATGTCGAAGAAAAATATCTACCTCTCTATATGCATAGCTTTGGTCTATGCAAATACGTAGTCTGCACAGCTGCTCCTCCTGGTTGGCCCGGCCATCATCACGTCAATTGTCGGTCAATTGATTACTGGATCGGTGCTTTTGCTGCAAATGGTTTTGAATATGATGCGATAGAAAGCGGCCAGGTGCGAGCGCATTCGACAATGACAAAAGGTTTCATGGGTCGCACTGGTATGTTTTTCAAAAAGAGGAAGCCTTGGTATGCATGACCCCATAAGAATGTTCATCGGCACTTCATCTAACGGTGAAGATGCTGTCGCTGAAATGACGTATGAATATTCGCTTCGCAGCAATAGCTCACGATCTCTTGATATCACATGGATGCGACAGACTCTTGATAAAGAAAGTCCATGGGGCGGATGGGAGACGCAAGAGTGGTCGACACCATTTAGCGGCTTTCGCTGGGCTATTCCAGAAGTTTGCGAGTTCAAGGGTCGTGCAATCTATACAGATGTTGATATGATCAACATGCGTGACATCTCAGAGCTAGTTGATATGGATCTAAACGGTAAGCCAATGGCTGCGCGCAAAGGTGTGCGATTTGGTGGTCATGAGTTTTGCGTAATTGTATTTGATTGCGAGAAGATGCAAGAATATCTAATGCCTATTTCGCGCATGAAAATCAATCCATCCTTGCATCACAGACTTATTCGTTTCTTTAGTGGTAATGAAAAGCTTGTGCAGGAACTCGATATGCGCTGGAATTGTCATGATGGTGAAGGACTAAAGCCAGATGAGATTTGGCATCTACATTTCACCAAGATGGCTACGCAACCTTGGAAGCCAAAGTGGTTCACAGGCATGACCGAAGAACATCCACGCCCAGACCTTGTGCGCGTATGGGAAGGATTGAGAGATTCAGCAAAGGCCAATGGTTACTCGGTGCAGATACCGAATACACCGATTGTGCCATATAGGATTATAGGAAGATGACAGACGTTTATGAGAATCCAATAGGGATCTTCGTGTTCGCATCATGCGATATGAGTTATCTGGATTCTCATGCTTCAGCATTTGTCGCATCAAATGCGATAGCAGGTAATTCAATTCATATTCATCTGATGGAGCAACCAGGATTTAGAGCCACAAGTCTATCAAAGCTTGTCTCATTGAGGATTCGATATAATGCGTTGGCCAAAGGCACACGCATGACATTCTCAATTGAGACATTACAAGTACCAAAAGGCGTCAATAGTGAGACATTACGTACATATTATGCAAGCAATCGATTTCTAGTTGCGCCTCGTCTGCTATCTTGTGGTGGTACTATGTACCTGTCGGATATCGATTCTATCTTTCTAGCAAAGGTAGAAAAGCTCGATGCAGATGTTGGATTATTTTTACGGGAATCACTACCTGGTACTGTCGGTTGGGAAGCTCTTGGCACAAAGGTTGCGGCCGGACTAGTTTATTATTCAGGTAATGAAAATTCTCGCGAATTTGCAACAAGGGTCGCGAATAACTTGAATACAAATGGTCTAGTTTGGTTTACAGATCAAGTATCGCTACATCAAGCTTATACGGCCTATGAGAAAAAAATGAAATTTCATACATTTGACATGTCTGTGATGGATTGGGAATTTCGCGATGGGTCACCAATCTGGACTGGTAAGGGTATACGCAAGGATCTAGATAAGAGATATCTTGCTAAGAAGATGGAGATGGAGTCTAGACTTCCATCTGTGAGAGGAGCATTTTGGAGATGAAAAAGGTATTATTTCTAGCCCCACGGCTTGATGTAATGTTTAAGGAAGGTCCAGTTCCAGCAGAACGCGGTGCAATTCCTGCTGTGCGTATGCCATGGCACAATCTAAGAACTATGGTATGTGAAGAACATCGTCGGCGCGGTGATGATGTGCGAGTGCTAGAGCTACCACTCTGGCAATTTACACCTCAGATAGTACAGGCCATTGCACCTGATATTGCGTATATTCCGCATAAGATGGTTGACAATTTCCCTGTACCTAATGTCAATGTCATGTATTATATGCAGACGGTGATTCCATATCTGTTCACAATCGATTCAAAAGGTTGGGGTGCATCGACATCAACATATCCATGCACATCGATGCTTGAAGGTGACACGACAGGTGTTGGTTATAATCTGCTACGTGGTCGAATTTTTGAAAATTATAGTAAATTCAAGCAACCAGATCACAAGCCCATCACGCTACCAAAAGACTATGTGCTATATCTGTGTCAGATACCACATGATGAGACAATCCGTTATCATTCAAAGATTACGGTTGAGCAAGCAATTACGGCAACCTGTCAAGCAACAAAGGAACTTGGAATTCCACTAGTGCTAAAGGGTCATCCAGTAAATCCAGGTTCCATGGAACCATTGAAGCAAATTGCTAATAAATACGGTCACACTACTTGGTTAGATGACGTTTCTATTCATCAGCTAATTCCAGATGCACGGGCCGTTGTTGTAGTAAACTCTGGCACTGGTCTGGAGTCTCTGCTTCATCAGCGACCTGTGATCACGTTTGGTCGAGCCGACTATGATGTGGTTACAAACCGCGTTGAAGGTGGCAACCTTAGGGAGCTGCTAGAGAAACCAAAGTTTAACCAAGAAGCCGTGAAGAATTTTGTCGACAGGTGGTATGACTCCTGCTATAATACCATCGCAAACGCAGATAACGGTAGTTTTAGCAAGCTGCCTTAGGGGATTTTGTGCAATGAACAAATACTGGGGATATCATCTCATCCTTGACTGTGCCGGGTGCGACCCGGATTCTATCAAGGATTATGATAACATCTATAACTTTGCCAAACGGCTTGTTGAAGATATTGACATGGTCGCATATGGCGAGCCTCAGATTGTCAATTTCGGTAGTGGCAATAAGGCGGGTTATACCCTGGTGCAGCTTATTGAGACATCAAATATCTGTGCACATTTCGTGAACGAGACGAATGATATTTACCTTGATGTGTTTTCCTGCAAGCCTTATGATCAGGAGACCGTCGAGCGTCTTGTTGGCACATATTTCAGGCCCGAGAGTATTCGCAAGACCTATATTACTCGGCAGGCGTGATATGAGTGCCGTCTTGCATGTCCCGACGGTCAAACGTCTTGGACGGCATGTGATCGCGGAGATGTGGGATATCGAACAGCACGTTCTGTGTAGCGTCGGTTTGCTGGAAACTATTTTTGTGGATGCTTGCCAAGAATCTGGTGCGACCGTATTACATAGCAATTTTCATGGTTTCGGTGATGATTGTGGTGTGACAGGTGTGGTGATCTTATCAGAAAGCCACGCTTCTGTTCACACCTGGCCAGAATATGGCTATGCTGCCGTGGATGTATTCATGTGCGGTTCATGCGATCCGAATGTGGCCGTGAAAGCTATCTGCAATCGGCTTGCAGAAGCCAGTGGCAAATATCAAATCGGCTCTGAAAGCCACACGTTTCATCGTGGTATTCTAGAGCAAATTGAAATTACCAATTGACATCTGAGTCGATTCCATATAGTATGACATTATGAGCAAAGAACAGACATCTATGACTCGCAAGTTTCGTGTTCGCACCTCAGAGGGTCGTGAATACATTGTGACGAAATATGGCTTTTACGTGTCTTGCACATGTAAAGGTTACGGTTATCGTAACAAGTGCAAGCACTCCGACGCCATCAAGTGTTTTCCGGGTTAGCTCAGTCGGTAGAGCAAGGGACTGTTAATCCCTGGGTCGCTGGTTCGAGTCCAGCACCCGGAGTCAATTTTTGAAGGTTCTTATATCATGTCATTAGCACAAAAGAAATCTGGATCTAAGTACTGATATGATATTCTTCAGGCCACCCAAACCTCATCCTAGATTTGGTGAAAAGGTTACGGTGGAGATTGATGATAGACGAGAAACTGGTAAAATTTATTGGATCTACGGGCCAGAAAAGTTTTATCTTATCGGGTTCGATGATCCAAGATACCTAGATGGTATTCGATTTGAAATAGTTATTTCTACTAAGGTTAAGCTGGGTTAGCACAACGGTAGTGCAACGGTTTTGTAAACCGTAGGTTGGAGGTTCGAATCCCTCACCCAGCACCATGCGGCGTTCGTATAAAGGCTATTATCACAGCCTTCCAAGCTGAGGATGCGGGTTCGATTCCCGCACGCCGCTTTTTAGTTTATCCACTCTACAGGAATCGGTTGCTTTGGCTTAGTTGGGAACATAAAGTCCTCAACTTGGTGAATGCGCCGATTTCTTGTCGCATCCGGAAATCCAATTCCCATTAGCAGAAGTGGGCGACTTTTAATTCCCATTTCCTTCTGCACTTCATCGGCCACAAAACATGTGCAGCAGCCAGTCGCATAACCCATCATTGATGCTGTCAGATTGAGATAGCCGGCAGCTACACCAATCGCCATCATGCGATCCTTTTCAATTAGCTTCATGTCCGACGGTTTTGCATTACCTGAGGCCAAATCAATTACCTGTTCATTTCTGGCGGCATCGGTTGCTTTGGATAAATCTAAATGCTCCTCAAATACGATTAGCAGGTTAGCTAGAACCTGAGCATTTGTGGTATATTCTGACTTGTCGCGAGTCTCACCGTGCTTGACAACGAAACCCTTCGTATGTGCATGAATACGCTCAATCAGGTCGCGATTGGTAATAAAGTGTAGCTTATAGAAGGCAATATTTTGCTTACTTGGGCATTGTGTGGCTGCGATCATAAGAGTGTCCAGATCATCTTCTGATATGGACTTTTCTAGGTCCCAGTTGCGCTGACAATGCTGGCTCTTGAAAATAGACTTCTTGATGACGACGTTATTCATAATTGGCTCCTCAATAAAATAGCCTTTGACATATTTATATTAGTATGATACATATAGTTGCATTGGAAGGGTGGCCGAGTGGTTTAAGGCAGCGGTCTTGAAAACCGCCGTGGGTGAGAATCTACCGTGAGTTCGAATCTCACCCCTTCCGCCAAGTTTTGGGGAATTAGTGCTAGCGGTAACACGTCGCGTTTGCATCGCGAAGTCAGCGGTTCGATTCCGCTATTCTCCATATGCCTGTGTAGCCCAACTGGAAGAGGCACTAGATTTAGGTTCTAGGTGTTGTAGGTTCGAATCCTATCACAGGTACCAAACTATGGCATTAACCTTACCATAATTTAACATATTTAGCCATTGACATTTTGTGGTAAATGGTATACAATGGCACTTGTCAAATTGAGGTATACATATATGGCCCTCCTACCCAGTTACTTCACAACCAATCGCACCACCAAGCGCAAGTCTAAGTCTAAGACCAAGGCTGTGCTTGCTGCTGAGGCAGAGACCAAGAAGCTATTGGCTAAGGTTGGCTTTCGGGGTGTGGCCAAGCCAGGTAAGGCGCCTGCTTTGGGTGCAGGAGATCGGAGGTTCGAATCCTCTCGCCCCGACCACTCTCTTCCTACGTCTGATGTTATTCCAGGTGGCACATTTGCAAAGCGCGATATTCTAAATGATTGGCGCTGGCAAGAAGGTGCTGCTGAATCTGAAAGTGTGGTACAGGCCATGCGTGAAAAGGCCTCACGTGTTCAACCATTATATAACAAAGGCGGCCTGCAGGTTGCATTGCCTAGCGATGACCCTGCTACCCTTGGCTCTCGTTCACGGAGAATGTGATGTTCTTGCATTTTGATCTACGCATGTATTGTCTCTGGGGTCTGTCATGTATTGGTGCAGTCTCTATTCTCAGGATGGTAATACCAGATTTTGGTTTTATTACTCAAGTGATTGTAGGTTCTGTAGTCGGTTGGGCCATCCTGACCTTATATTCTGAGGCTTTGTCGGATATTTCCGTCGATGCTGTTAACAAAACCCTTGAATATCTTGATGATAAAGGTTATATTAATAGTGATAATGTTCTGAGAGAAGTTGTTAATGGAGCAAAAAATGACAACAAGTGAAATGGGTGATATTAAGTTCACCACTGCTGGTGATATGATGAGTGAAAACTTCTATACCAAAGAATATCTACGCGCGCGGCTGCAAGCTGGTATTGTGCGCGTCACCTTCAATAAAGTAAATGGTGATCGACGCATTATGACCTGCACTCTACAAGATAAGTATTTACCTTCGTCTGTATTTCAATCTGCGCGACCAGAACCCAAGGATAGTTTGGCTGTTTGGGATTTGAATGCTAATGGGTGGCGCAGCTTCCGACTAGATAAGGTTATCGAAATCGAGGAGGGTATTACGTATCCATGACTATTTTGAATGTAACTGGCTTGAAGGATTCTGCTAAGAGCCTTGGTCCAGGCGTTGATGGTACCTTTGCACATATTGGTGCGCGTGGCGGTACTGAGATGATGATGGATGGGCTGCGGCGCTATGTCGCGCCTGAACTGCTTGGTGAGTTCAATCTTATCTGTTCACGAGTTCGTGAGTTGCATCCAACCAAGAAGAACCTTCTGTGGTTGCATGATACGTGGGACGATCCTGAGTCCGAGCATCTGGCCGATGAGAAGTCGCGCAAGCGTTTCTCCAAGCTTGTGTTTGTATCCAACTACCAGCAGGTGACATATAACGTTGGTCTTGGTGTACCTCACTTCGAAGGTGTGGTGCTACAGAATGCAATTGATCCCATTCCGCAGCACCAGAAGCCTAAGGATGGGCCCATTCGCCTGATCTATCATACGACGCCGCATCGTGGTCTTGAACTGCTGGTGCCTGTCTGTGAGCATCTGGCTGAGGCTGGCTTTAACTTCCATCTGGATGTCTACAGCTCATTCAGCATCTATGGTTGGAATCAGCGCGATGAGCCGTATAAGCCGATCTTTGATCGTATCATTCAGCATCCGCGCATGACGTATCATGGATATCAGCCGAATGAAGTTATTCGTGAGGCGCTACAGAAGGCGCACATCTATGCATATCCAAACATCTGGCCAGAGACAAGCGCGATTAGCGTCATCGAGGCCATGAGCGCGGGTTGCACAATTGTCTGCCCGAACCATGCTGCATTGCCTGAGACGACTGCTGGGTTTGCTGCGATGTATCCGTTTACGGAAGATGTGAACTCGCACGCCAATCGTCATGCATCTGTGCTGGCCGAAGTCATGAATGGTTACTGGCACGAAGGTAACCAGAGCAAGCTAAAGTTCCAGAAGCTGTATGCTGACAACTTCTATTCATGGCAGCTTCGTGCGCGCCAGTGGGAATCATTCCTATCTAATCTCTGAGGATATTATGAAAAAGCTAAAGGTGCCTGTGTCCGAGGCCAAATACATTGGTCTAGAACCAGTGTGGGATGGGTCAGCGACAACCACTCAAATGGTCAATGCATATACATGGTATCGAGCTGTGCTTGTTCCTAAAGATGCTCGTGATATCGTTGAAGAATACATGCGCTGGAAGTCTTTTTCATCGGCTGACATCGAAGATGTCTCGTATGTTGAAGATGCATGGTTTGATATCAGCAATATTCCTGCGCTATGCCGCATGGCCATGCGCGGTCTTGTGCTATCAGAAAAACAGGCTGATCTACTTAATAATGTGGTATCCAGTCTACCTATCACTGGTCGCCAGCGCAAGGCTGAGAAGGATGCTACACGTAAGCCTAAGGTGAAGCATGTAATCAAGGATGATTCGGTCGACCGTGCGCTATGTGATATTGAAGGCGCGATTGATGATAAGACTGTGGATGCTGGCAAGATTTTGTGTCAGCATTCACCAAAGCCAGATGAAATTGCTAAGGCCGTGCCACGCTTCGAACGTCTGATTGAAGAGGTTAAGCACGCGCTGGAACGCACAGATATGCAATGTGTCGAGACTTATCGCAATTATAGCAAGCGTCAGCTACGTGAATTGCTTGTGCAATATTCTTCTATTGTTAATGCATTTAATATGTATACGTCGGCCGGCATTCGTATCAAGGCTCCGACAGTGCGTAAGATCAAGCCAAAATCACCCGATAAGATGATTGCAAAGCTGCGCTATCTGAATGAGTATTCAGAGCTATCATTAAAAAGTGTTGATCCAAAGAGCCTGATTGGTGCAACTGAGGCCATTTTTTATAATGTAAAGACACGAACATTGCAGCGATATGTGGCTGCTAATGGCGCGACTCTTACTGTGCGTCGTTCTGGTATTGAAGGCTATGATCCTGGTGTATCATCCAAGAAGCGATTGCGAGACCCTGCGGCCATGACATCAAGAATTTTGGCTGGTGGCAATAAATCTATATCTAAATCATTTGATATGATCAAGACTAAAGCCAGTGGCGTCAATGGTCGGGTTAATGAGGATACAATTATTCTCAGAGTTGTCAAATAACCATGTACATCCGACCCATTCTATGGTACTATACATAGACAAGGGATATAGGATAGAAAGATGATTTTGGTTGACCTCAACCAGGTGATGATCAGCAATCTGATGGTACATCTGGTACATAACAATGAAGTGGTGGATGAGGATCTTGTCCGCCATATGGTTCTTAATAGCCTTCGAGGTTATAAGCAAAAGTTCTCGCGTGAGTTTGGCGACCTTGTCATCTGCTGTGATGATAAGCGTTACTGGCGGCGCGAGGTTTTTCCGCATTACAAGGCTAATCGTAAGAAGGATCGTGAAGCATCTGGTATTGATTGGGCCTCTGTGTTTGATGCAATGGCCAAGATCAAGGATGAGCTTCGCGAGAACATGCCATACAAGGTGATTCA